ATTTTAAGGCCATTACAAGGGCTGACAGAGCCAGAGCAACGCAAAGGGCTGGCAGTGATGATCCATTAATTGTTTCTACACATATGCTTTGTCAGTTAGCAGAAAATGAAGATGGTACAAAAGCATTTCACCCAGCGGATTTTGCTAACTTGCAAAATGAGTTACCAGAAAATGTATTGAATGAAATAGAATTATTTTTATTTGGTGTAAATCAAAACGCAACGATTGATAACGTAAAGGAATCCTAAAGGGGGACAACTGGCTAAATTTTGAGTTTTTCCTTGCAACAGAATTAGGTAAAACAATTAGTGAATTGAGATCACAACTCACAGAAGAAGAGTTGATATTTTTTGCTGGATATTATGAATTAAAGTATGATAGAGAAAAAAAAGAAGCAGATGCAATCAAGCGTAAATCAAGATATAGTTAAAGGAGTTAGTGTTTAGTCGTGGCAGTATCTAATGTAGAACTAAGAGTAAACGCCACACAAGCTGTCACAGCGTTAAAAAATGTTGACGCACAGGCAAAGAAATTTAATACAACTGTTACTGGTACAAGTGGAAAGCTTAAAGCAACTACAGGAAGTCTAAAAGTATTGCCAGCGGGGTTAGCAGCTACTGGAAAAGGTGCTGTTGCAGCTAGTGGTGGGTTTCGAGCTTTAACCGCTGCCGCTGCACCACTTTTGGCTCCTTTAATTGGTATTAGTGCTGTTATTGGTGCATTAACAAAAGCTTTTGGTAATTTAGCTGCCGCTGATTTTGCAACAGCGAAAGTCAAAACTTTAGGAGTTGATGCAGATGTTTTAAAACCAAAATTAGCAAGTTTATCTAATGAACTTAGTGGTCAGGTTTCTCAGCTTGATTTGTTGGCCGCTTCTTATGATGTAGCGTCTGCAGGTTTCGGTGAAGTCGCAGAACTTTCAGATGTATTAAAAGCTTCTCAGTTAGGTGCTACTGGTGGTTTTTCTGATTTAGCTACAGTTGCAGATGCTACTACCTCTGTTCTTAATGCTTATGGTTTGAGTTCAGATCAAGCGGCTAAATTAGTAGATGGATTTATACAGACACAGAACGATGGTAAGATTGTTGTAGATCAATATGCACAACAGATAGGTCGACTTGCACCTATAGCGGCTGGTGCTGGTGTAAGTATAGATGAACTTAACGCTGCAATATCTACTGTTACTGCTACTGGTGTTCCTGTTGAGTCTACCTTTGCTGGATTACGGCAAGTCATTGCTTCGATACAAAAACCTACTAGTGAAGCTGCAAAAGCGGCTGAAAAGCTTGGAATAGATTTTAGTGCTACAGCTTTAAAAACAAAAGGGCTTAGTGGTGTATTAGCAGAAGTTGTTGAAAAAGGTGGAGCAAGTGAAGAGACACTAGCTTTATTGTTTGGCTCAGTTGAGGCTAGAACTGCAATTTTACCTCTACTGAATGACCAGTTGGTAACATTTAACCAAAATTTAGAGAATCAAGCCAGCGCACAAAACAAAGCTGCTATTGCTGCATTTGAAGCGCAGAACACCATACAAGGACAACTTACTAGATTAGGCTCTGCATTTACAAATTTGACTACTGAAGGCTCTGAATTTGGGATAATTATTAGAGAATCTCTTAAAGTTGCGGCAGTTACAGTTGAGGCTTTAGGCGCTGCATTCAAAATAGTTTTAGCACCTGTACGCGCTGTTTCTGCCGCTGTAGGTGAAATCGGTAAAATCATAGGCGAGGCACTTGGAATAGAAGGAACTAATGCTTTATTTAGTCTTGAACAAGGTTGGATAGGTATTAAAGAAGCAATCACACAAGCTACAGATAGAGCCGTTTTTATTGGTAGAGTAATTGGTGGCGTGATAGGAAACTCAATTAGAGTTGTTGCTAGTTTTATCAATGAAGTAAGAACCAAAGTTAATAATTTGGCGCAAAATATTGTTAATTTCTTTAGACAAGCATTTGAAAAAATTGTTAGTTTCATTCCTGAACCACTTAGAAAATTACTCGGAGGTTTGGAATTACCTGAAATAGATCTAAAAATAAAAGGGGTTAAAGAGTTTGGGGCAAACTTTTTAAAAGGAGCGCAAGATAATTTAGATAAATTAAAAGCTGGTGTACTTGAGTTCTCTGGTATAGAAAAAACTATTACAGAAGAAAATAACAAACAGTTAGATGCCAAAAATAAAATTGTTGAAACTAATGGAGCAATAAAAACAAGTGTTGAAGCGATATCACCAGCAGAAAAAAAAGCAACAGAAGAGGCAAAAAAATTAGAAGAAACTTTTAAAAAAATAGGTGAATCTGTTAGAAATGATCTAGTCTCAAATCTTAGAGAAGCTATTAAAGGGAGTCAAAGCTTTGGTCAGGCAATTGGCAAAGTGCTTGGAAATTTAAAAGACAAACTAATTGATCTTGCTTTGAATAAAGCTATTAGTGGAATAGGCAGCGCTTTAAGTGGTGGTAAAGGGTTTGGAGGTTTTTTAGGTGGTTTGTTTGGTAAAGAAAGAGGAGGTAGAGTATCGGCTGGTGGTGCTTTTGTTGTTGGTGAACGTGGCCCCGAAATACTTCAAATGGGTTCAAAGGGTGGCAATATAATTCCAAACAGTCAAATCGGTGGAGGAGGTGATTCTGTTGTAAACAATATTTCAGTCAGCGTAGATGCTTCAGGATCAACTGTTAGTGGCTCATCTGCTGGTGGTAATGAGTTAGGGCAACAAATTGCTGTTGCAATACAAACTGAACTAATCAAACAAAAACGTGCGGGAGGTTTATTAGCATAATGGCAACTTTTCCAAGTATTACTCCACAATATTCGACACAAGAAACTGTAACTCAAGACAGTTTACGCATAAAACTGGGTGATGGTTATGAACAGCGTATAGTAAGAGGCTTACCAGCTAATAAAAGGTTAATCACTTTAAATTTAACTTTTAATGTTTCCACTACTGACGCAACAACAATAGATACCTTTTTAGATGCAAGATTTGACGATCAGGCAAACTTCGATTTTACACCGCCACATCATTCGTCAGCATTGAAATTTATATGCACAAGACGAAGTAGAACAGCAATATTAAATAATAGAGTTACTATGAATTTAACTTTTGAACAAGTTGCAGAACCCTAATGGCAATACCAGTATCTGAGCTACAAAAACTGAATCCCAGTTCAAGGATTGAATTGTTTGTAATGGAGCTTGTAGAGGGTTTGCATTATGCCACAGGAAACCCATCTAGTGTTCCCACTACATTCAGATTTCATGCTGGCTCTAGTATGAACTCAAATGCAGAAATAGTATGGCAAGGTAATTCTTACCAAAGATTGCCAATCACATTTGAGGGTGCTGAGTTCACTGGTAAAGGTCAAGTTCCAAGACCAACCTTAACTGTTGCAAATTTAGGTGGTATTACTAGAAGTGGGTCAGTTCTTACTGTCACCGATTTGATGATAATAGTAAATTTAACAACACCTCATAATGACTTGGCAGATGCAAAAATTACACGCATAACAACTCTTGCAAGCGAACTTGACGCAGCTAACTTTCCTAGTAGTAGCAATCCTTTTGGTACTCCATCATCAAATGAATTACCACAAGAAATATTTTTTATTGATAGAAAAACAAGCGAATCAAGAGAACTTGTGCAGTTTGAACTTGTAGGAGCTTTAGATCAAGCAAATAAAAAACTACCAGCTAGACAAGTTACCAGAAATGAATTTGCAGGGGTTGGTACTTTCATAAATAGATAATGACTTTTATTTGGAAACAAGACGCAATCAAACATGCACAGCAATGCGACCCAGAGGAATCATGTGGACTTGTCGGTATAAAAAATAATCAGGAAAAGTATTATCCTTGTAAAAATATTTCCAATGAATTTAAGGTTGAGTCTTTTGTTATTGACCCTTTAGATTATGCAGAGATTGAAGATGAAGTTGATGAAATTGTTGGTATTGTTCATAGTCACCCACAAAATATCTTAGAGTTTTCTGAATCTGATAAATATAGCTGTAAATCAATAGATTTAACTTTTTATCTTGTTTCACCAAAATCAGATAAAATAGCAGTGATACGACCTAATGAAATAGATGCTTAAAAAAATAAAAGTATATGGCACTTTAAGAAAGTTTTTAGGTCAAGCAGAGTTTGTAGTTGATCTAAATACACCTAGAGAGGCAATCAGCTTTTTAGCGTGTAATTTCAAAGGTATTGAAGAACACATGGCAAATCAGTTTTATACAATTCAGGTTGGAGCAAAAAGGATAACAGAAGATTTACTAAACTTTCAAACACAAGATGATATAAAAATAATTCCTGTTGTTCATGGTAATTTCTTTCCTATTTTGCTAGGTGCTGGTGCGTTGTTTGGTGCAAGTGCTGTTTCAGGTGCAGCAACATTTTTTGGTCAAGCGTTACTGGCTAATGCTTTGACTGCTGTTGGTACAAGTATGCTTATTGATGGTGTTACAAGTATGTTATCACCACAACAAAGCACTATGTCACCAACAAGTCAACAGGATAGTTTAGACCCAGCAGCTTTGGCTTCAAACTATTCTTTTACAGGGCTGACAAATATAAGTCGTGCTGGTGTTCCAGTAAATTTAGTATATGGAGAAATCTTGGTTGGCTCTATTGTGGTATCTAATGGAGTTGATACTGTACAGGTAGAGGGTAATAACTGATGGCTATACAAGAATTTGATCAAAATACAGTATTCAATAACCCTGATCTTCCTAGTGGTGCATTATCTTCAAAGCAATTCAATACCATAGTTGAGCTTCTTGGAGAAGGAGAAATTGAAGGATCAGCAACAGCATCAAAAGCTGGTATTACAGATAAGACTTCAACTGCTTACTTCAACGCTTTTAAGAAGGATATATTTTTAAATGGAACTCAGGTTTTACAGGAGGCCGCAAGTAATACATCACCGCAAGACAGCGATTTTAATTTTAAAGATGTTGGTTTTGACTTTAGACTTGGAACATCAAGCCAGACATTTATTGAGGGTATTTCAAATATTGAAACTGAAACTGTTATTGG